ATTGCTGATACTATTGTTACTAGTAATATTACTTTTATATAAAGTCTTGTTGTTTTAGGGATATACAACCAACCTTTATTTAACAGTTTTACCATCTAGTTCCTTCGCATTGTTGCTATTTCTGTTGCTTGTTTCTTGCCTGTTTTATCATCGTCATCTGCAAAGATAGGAACCATATTACTTTTATGCATTGTAGCAATACCTACAAGTCTACGTTCGCCTGTGTACTGCATAGGTTCTTTCTTTGTGCAAGGTTCAAAGCCTCCCTTGGAAACATAACTTGGAATGTGTGGAACATCTCTAACCACAGTAGGACCACTATAATGCCAAGGCATATTCATAACAGTTTCGGTTTTCTTTTTTGATTTGTAACGACCGTGAATATATTCGATATAGTCGTCTAAGGTCATTTGAAGATCGTGGGCATGAATCTGTCGCATACGTTTATTATATGCTTTCATTTCAACAGTCCACTTTTCAATTTGTGACTTTGTGTATTTGGTTTTCTTCTTAGGCTTACGTGTATTGATAGTAGATAAGCCTCTTGCCAAATGCATTGTCATAACTGTTACCTTTCTGTTAGTATAACAGTTTACATTATTACATATATGTGATGATTTGTCAAGACTTTTTGGTTAAAAAGTTGGTAGTCCCTAGGAGAATCGAACTCCTCTTTTATCCGTGAAAGGGATATGTCCTAACCGATAGACGAAGGGACCATTATTGGCACAGGAACAAGGATTTGAACCTCAACCTCCGGTTTTGGAGACCGTCATGCTACCGTTAACACCATTCCTGCAATGTATCTATATATTATACGGTCTTTATTTTTATTTGTCAAGTATGAATTATACTTTTTTTAGATTGCCTGCGACAGTTTTTCCTCTGAAGTCCATTTCGTCAAAAGACAAGTCCATGCCTTCTTGTAATGAGTCCTCAGATATGCCGGCTTTTTTGAATTCACTGATATGAACAAAGATATCCTTTGCACCACCCTCTGGTGTAATAAAGCCAAAACCCTTAACAGGGTTATACCATTTTAGTTTTCCATTAATCATTTGTACCCTCTAATACATACATATTTATGTTATATTAGGAATATTTATATAAGAGAATAGCATAGTACAAGACTATGCTATTTCTTATTTTTTTTAAATTATAGAGAGTTTTTACGCTCTTGAATTTCCTTGCGTCTTTCTTTAGCAAGTTTGCCAATGTCGCCAAGTGCTTTACGTGCTCTTGCGGCCGCGGCTTTTACGTTTTTAGTGTCGAATGCTTCTGCTTCTTTTAAGTAGTTTTCGTACGCTGTAACGATTTGGTCATGAGTTGCTGACATATCTTTCTCCTGTAATGTGTTTGTAAACGGTGCTCCAATATTTTGCAGTTGGAATACCACGAGTATATTGACTAGCAGTATATTCGTGTTCAATGATGATTGGTTTTAGTCCGCGATCTTCACCAGCGATCGCATTTTCAACCTTATCTTCAATCCACCAGGCCCCGGAATCTTTATACCTATCAAGTACTTCATCTTTATCAGCACCTGTTGGTAAAAAGATTATTTCTGAGATAGTACCTTCTCCAAATACTTCGTCGATATTCATTCTACGAAGTTCTTGAGCAGGCTTATCTTTATGCAAGGAAGTAATAGCAATAAACGTATAGCCTTTCGCTTTTAATGCTTTAATCACTTCAACACTATCTCTCAATGGATCCAAGAATCTAATCCAAGCAGAACGATTAAAGTATTCGATAAGAAACTTACCTTTTGCTTCATCGACTTCTTTTCCTTTTGCTTCTTGCATCCATTCATGCACTTTATATTTTGTATCGTCTTTTACAACAATACCTTCAATTGCCATGAACTGTATAAATCCGTTCTTCCAATCTAAAATTGTACCATCTACGTCTATTAAAATAAGTTTGTTATCGCTCATTATACTGTTTTAATCCCTGTCGTTGATTCAATATAGTTTTTAGACATTTCTTCCATAGTCTTTGCTACAAACATAACATTCTTTTTAGGAATAGTAATTGTAGTCGGACTAGCAGTATATAACAACTGCGATAAAACTAATTGTCCTTGTGGACTTTGCATAAGCATCATTGGTTTATGCAATTTATAACCATCACTGTTTTCTTCTTCCAATCTTGCAACAACTTCGTCACCATTGGTAAGTTTCAGTGATACGGTATCTCCGTTTTTAAAAGGTACATCCAATAACATTATATACTATGTCCTGTTCCGTTAAATCCTGTGTCTTCAACATACTTTGTAAGGCTGTCATAACCTCCAATGTACTTACCGTTAAGAATGATTTGTGGAACAGATCTTGGCGCAGGCATACCATTTGCCTCAAATTCTTCTGTAAGTTTTTGTACCGAAATGTCTTTGCCAACTTCGATTGTTTCGAATTTAACTTCTAATTTTTTTAATAGTGCCTTTGCTTTATCACAGAATGGACACATTGGTTTTGAATATACTACTGTTCTCATAATTTGAATCCTTTAAATTGATCTTTTTCTACATCTTGTCTAACACCACCGATAATGTAAGACTCTACTTCAGTCTCCTGAGGTGCAACTTGCAAACCTGCAGATGATAACCAATGTTGTGTCCACGGTAGTGGGTTTTGAGTTATTGGACGATCGTAAAGTGTTTTAAGTCCAAGTGCCTTAAGACGCTTATTGGCAATAAACTCTACATACGCATGAAGTAAGTTTTCATTAAGACCGATTATAGATCCATCTTTAAACAAATAGTTTGCCCAAGCCTTTTCTTCGTCGACGCAGTTACGCCACAAGTCATAAACTTCTTCTTCGCATTCTTTAGCAATTTTAACAAAGTCCGGATCGTCATCGCCCTTCATCCAATGCTTTAGAATATGTGTTGAAAGGTTAAGGTGTGTTGCTTCATCTCGTGCAATTAATGAAATAATCTTTGCACTACCTTCCATTAATTTTAATTCACCAAACGCAAACGTACAAGCAAATGAAACATAGAAACGTAAACCTTCTAAGATGTTCACAGTCATCATTGCTTTATATAATGCTTTCTTTACATCGTAGATACTTCCTTTACCTTTGTAAAAATGATTAACAGCAACCTCATTAAAGTCGTCGTAGTGTTTTGTTACACTAATTGCACGTTCAATAATTTTGTCATCGTCAAGGATAGTATCAAAAATTTCAGTAGGGTTAGGATAAACGTTCTTCATGATGTGTGTATAAGAACGTGAGTGAATAGTTTCAAAGAAGTCCCAAGTAATAATACAACCTTCGAGTTCAGGTAATGAACACCAAGGTAAGAAACTCATACACGGACCTCTACCTTGCACACTATCTAATAGAGTTTGATATTTTAGGTTTGCAGTAAAGATATGTTTTTGCTCTGGTCTGAATTCAGCATAATCGCTTCTGTCTTTTTGTAAACTAACTTCTTCTGGTCGCCAGAAGTACCCAAGCATAGTTTGGTTTAGTTTATCATACTCAGGATATCGAAACGTGTCATAACGTTGGGTATTCTGATCCTCACCAAAAAACATATGCTGTTTGGTAAAGTCTACCTTATTGCGATTGAATACTGTTTTAGCCATTTACTACTAACCTTTAAATAATTTCACTAATATTAATTTATAGTCTCTGAGACTATTTGTCAAGCCTAAATGGCACAACTGTCACAAACTTCTTCGTCCGTTTTGTTTTCTACTTCTTCTTGAACAAGGGGTGTACTTATCTCTTCCTTAGGTTCATCTTCTTCAATACCCTTAAAGTCATAGGTATTTTGATAATAGGAAGTTTTCCAACCATACTTGTAAGTGTTTAGCAAGTCCTTAAACATAACACTCATTGGTACTTCGTTATCTTCATACTGTAAAGGATTGTATGACCAGTTACCACTAATTGCTTGGTCAAAGAACTTTTGCATTACTGCGACAATGTTGATGTAACCTTCGTTGCTAGGCATTTCCCACAACAATGTGTAGGAGTTCTTAAGGCTTTGATATTGTGGAACAATCTGCTTAAGAGGCCCTTTCTTTGACTTCTTAACGGACAAGTATCCTCTAGGAGGTTCGATTCCGTTTGTTGCGTTTGACACAATGGAACTGCTCTCCGATGGCATTTGTGCGGACAGAGTTGAGTGCCGTAATCCGTGTTCGGTAATATCTTTGCGTAGACCTTCCCAATCATAATGTAATTTAAAGTTTCCTAATTCATCAACATCTTTCTTATATGTGTCAATAGGAAGAATGCCGTCCGCATATTTAGTACGGTCAAAATAATCACATTTTCCTTTTTCTTTTGCTAGTTCGTTACTTGCTACTAACAAATAGTATTGGAATGCTTCGCTTAATTCATGTACTGCTTTCCATGCTTTTTTATCTTCATATTTGTATCCTTGACGTGCTAGGTAATGTGCTAGTCCAATATAACCAACGCCCAATGAACGTCTTGCTTTGGTTGATTTCTCTGCGGCCAATACTGGATACTTTTGATAATCAATAATTTCGTCTAGTGCTCTTACTGCCAAATCACATAGTTCTTCTAAGTCTTCTAAGTTTTTAAGAATACCTACGTTAATTGCAGAAAGAATACATAAAGCAATCTCGCCATTCTCGTCATCAATATGCTGTAACGGTTTTGTAGGCAATGTGATTTCTTGGCAAAGATTGCTCATGTAAACTGTATCTTTGAACGAACTGTGCGTGTTTGCGTGATCTACATTCATTAAGTAGATACGTCCTGTTTCCGCACGTTCTTTCAAAAGACTAGAAAACAAGTCCATTGCTTTAAAGGACTTTTTCCTAATAGAATCATCTGCTTCATATTTCTTGTATAGTTTTTCAAACTTGTCTTGATCCGCATAGAATGCTTCATATAACTCAGGTACATCGTGTGGTGAGAAACAAGTAATTTGACCGCCTGATAATAGACGCTCATACATTGTTTTGTTTAACTGAATTGAATAGTCTAACTTACGTACCCGATTGTCTTCTGTACCTTTGTTATTCTTTAGTACAAGAATGTCTTCAATTTCTAAATGCCAAAACGGGAAATGCACTGTAGCACTGCCGCCACGTACTCCATTTTGTGTACAACATCTTACTGTTGATTCGAATTTTTTGAGGAACGGGACGATACCTGTGTGCGCCACTTCGCCGCCACGGATTTTCGAATTAATTGCCCTAATCCTACCACTGTTAATTCCGATTCCTGCACGTTGCGCCGTATAACGTCCAATAGCCATATCACTAGAAAAAATGGAATTAAGAGTATCATCACTATCAACGAGAACACAACTAGCAAACTGCCTAATAGGAGTTCGTACGCCTGCCATGACTGGCGTTGGGATATTGATTTTAAAAAGGGAGGTCGCATCGTAGTATCTCCTTACGTAATACATCCTAGTTTCTTTAGGATAATTAGCGAATAATGTTGCCGCGATCATCATGTACATATGCTGTGGAGTTTCAAATAGTTGTCCTGTGCTTCTGTCTTGGCAAAGGTACTTGTCAACAATCTGTCTTAGTCCTGCATAGGTAAAGTTTTCATCACGGTTAAGTTTAATATAATTGTCTAATTGACCAATCTCTTCTTCTGTATACATCTCAAGAATAGCCGGATCGTATACACCACGGTCAATATTTGTTTTAATCATTTCAAGAAGTGTCTTATGTTTGTACTGTCCAAATACATCTTTATATGTTGCGTATAACAACAAACGTGCCGCAACAAATTGATAGTTTGGATTATCTAACGAAATAAGATCGTTAGCACTTTTAACCATAATATCTTGGATTTCACAGGATGTCATACCATCGTAAAACTGTATGTGTGAACTCATTTCAACTTGTGATGCACTTACACCTGCTAGACCCTCACAAGCAAATTCAACAACTTTGTGAATTTTATTTACATCTAGTGGTTCGCTGTTCCCGTCGCGTTTTACGATATTAATTCCTGATCCGTTTGACATTTGTATGACTTCCTTCTTATATAATTCTTTGTTCAATATTTAGTGAAGACCTTGCATTGGATAAATCTTTTGTGATATCCATGTACTAGGAACTTCAGCCCTTGTTAATACTTTACTTTCCTGTGGTTGTATGACTACGTCATCCACTGCTAAAAGCAAAAAGGTTTCTTGTGTTTTGTTGTTTGTACTAATATGTATCTCAAATTGACTCTTAGAAAACCTTTCTGTTAATTGTAAAGTATAGCACAAACCGCAAATAATGCAAGTGTCTGTGTAACCGTTTTCGTCTATAAGATGCCAAGGACCGCGCCAGGACTTTTGATCCCAGGGTGTAATATCTTTGTTATGTATTCGGGGTGCTTTGTTGTATGCTTCTAGTAAATCTTCAAAAGGTTTATCACTGTATTCGAGTTTTTCTCTTAACAGGCGCCATTCTTTAAGTCGAGTTTCAAATACTTCTGAAAACATTAAATTAATTTTTTACATTTACTGTGTATGAAAAGTCTGCATTTTCACTTACTACTGTGTTTAACATCTTGATAGCAACAGTGTCATAGAATGTGTCACCGTTGGCATCAACTAACTGTGCTTTAAGTTTCATTACATCTGAGAAACTTGCTTCACCATTGTAATCGTATGTGTCCGAATACGTTACTGAGTTTGTAGTTTTGTTTACAACTACTTCTAGTTTACCTTTACGCATTGCATCTACTTGATTACTTTTATAAACATATTCAACTTCGTATGTTCTTGTAAAGTCGCCTGGTAATCTAAAAATAGTTTCGTAAGCATTTTGTTGATTTGTTACAAGTTTATTTGAAAAGCGTGTTTCGTAAAACATTGGTCCTTCTATTTCTGAAATATAAGGAATAGTGTTTATAAATGCTGTGTCTAATGATAAGTCTTTTGTTCTGCTAAACCAATCGCCTGTACTTGTATTGTTGTCTGGAACAGTTTTAATAATAGTATATGCAACTGCTGAACTGGTACCACCATTGTTACCAACATCTTTAAACTGGTTATGTGAACTTACATTATACATCCCTGTTTCAAAAATAATAACGTTTTTGTCAATGTTCTTAAAAATACTGTTTTCAAATTTATTTCTTTCAGGGCCTGTTGATTGTGCTTGTGCACCAATGTTAGTATTTTCACCAAAGTGTACACCATAACCTAATCCATCAAACTCACAATGTGACCAAGTATTTTCGTAAACATCGTCATCTGCTCTAATACCAACACCGAACCCTTCTAGTTTGATATTCTCAAATTTGTTATTGAAACAACCTACAACAGTACTTAAATTTTCCATCCAAATACCAGCGGCTGTAGCACTAATACCTGTGCCTGTAGTCCAAGCACCTTTAATATGTAAATTAGTAAACTTACTGTCTTTACAACTTACTAATTGTAATGCTGTTTGCGAACCACTATAATGTGAAAGTGTCATGCCTTCTACATAAATCTGTCTTGCTTGATTAAGCGAAGTACTAGAACTATCATCTGCATAACTGCCGGGTGTACTTGAACCGTTAACAGTTACAAAGACTGGAAAGTCTGCTGTTTGATTAATAATAGTTTTATCAATACCTGCACCAATTATTGTAGCGTGAGGAGGAAGTTTAATACTATTTGAAAGAGCATATGTACCTGCCTCAAGATGTAAAACTACTCTACTGCCTGTAGTTCCTTTTGTAGCAGTATTAATATACAATTGATCAATTGCTCTTTGTAAAATACTTGTGTGATCAGTTCCGTCACCTGTTCCACCAAAAGAACGAATGCTTACAATATCATCTAATCTTTCTTGTAGTGTTCTTCTAATAGGTCCACTTACAGTAGCACCTGTTTGAATTTCACCTGCTTTGTAAGTGTATTGATCTGCTAGAGTAAAAAGGTTATCGTTTTCTGTAAGAACTTTAGTATTGCCAACTGCCGGAGACCCTTCCGAAACAGCACCATTACCAATGTATAGTTCTTGTGAATCAACCGCCCAGCCAAATTCACCACTTGCTAGTTGGGGAATACCTGAACCTGTGTTTTTACGTCCTCTACGGACTTGAATACGCGATATTTGTACGACAGCCACTTTTAACTCCTTATTACAAGTATTTATGCGAATTTGTCGTAATACATATATACTCTATCCCACCATTTGGATTCCCATTCGGCAAAATCGTCGGGCCATAGGTCAAACTGTTGATATTGTAGGTCTCGACTGCACATAAACACATGACCTTCGCGTATATTAGTACCGTACACTTCATTATGTGCTAGTGCATACGCAACTAATTGTAGATAGTAATCTTCAACCCATTCTGCTTTTTTAGGTTTATTTGTTTGTTTAAAGTCCATTATACTAGGTTGGCCTTTGTATTGTCCTACAAGATCTGTTGTTCCTGCATATATTTTAGGATGGAATAAATTAATTTCGCTACCCCATATTTCGTCTACATCAACCATAGCATTTTCTTTAATTTGTTCTGCCATCTTGTGTGCTTGTTGAGCAAATGGATTACTTCCTGGTGTAGGCCATTCACCTGTGTCAATATAGTCTTCTAAGTACTTGTGCATACGTGTACCCACGCCTGCGGCTTCAGTTACAATCTCTTGTGCTTTCTGTTCACCTACACGTTTTTTCCAAGCAATAAGATGTGTTTTATCTTTTGTTTTATCTAAGATGGTTGTAACACTTGCAACAGCATTGCCGTCAGGACAAGCATATAATCTTTTTCCATCAACTTGTTGTCTTTTGATTTCGCTATACTGGTAGCGTTCCGTAATTAAACTCAAACCTAATTCCTCGCAAATTCTATATCGTAAACTACAGTGCGTCTTGAAGTGTCTGTAGGATAAACACCGTGCCACACTCTTCCGTCAAGGCAGACTACACCGCCGGGTTTACTTTGGAAATGATTTGGATGTTGGAATCCATCTGTTTCCGGCATTAGTGTAAAAAGCATTCCGTTAAATTTATTTTTATCGTGCGGTTGAATATCATCTAAATGGATAACTGCACTAAAAGTATTGTAATTTGGATCACCTGTGTGTACATGAAGTCCTTGATAGCCTCCTTTATCATAAGAAATAATCCAAGACTTGATACATTTGAAATCGCAGATATTTTTAAAAGACATTTGGTTTTCAAGCCAATTAAAAAACTTTTGGCGTATTTCTTTGTATTCGGGTACGTGTTCAGGAATAGTAATTTGTTCGCCAGAAACAGTGGTAGTTCCATGACTTTCGTCATCTGAAATTATCTTATCAAACATTACTTCAAAATCTTTGTAGTGAGGATAATGGGTTTGATATATCCACTGGTTAGCAACTTCTTTGTATTCTTCAAACATTTATGACCTTCGATTCATAACGTATACTATACAGTACTTACGTTAAAAAGTCAAGTAGTTTGTTATTACTGAGACATTGCGTTAGCAGTAGCACTCTGTGCCATTTGATCAACTGTATTGTCTTGTGATGGTTCAGTTCCCATTTCTTCTCCACCTTTGAGTGTAATACCTTGTGGATCGAAACTTGCAACTATTTGATTGATTTGTGGATCTTGATCGTATACTGCTTTAAAAGTTTCTTGGGAGTACTGTTCACTGCCCATGTTTTCCATGTACTTGTTAAGTTGCTCCCAGGAAACTTTATATTTTTTGTTTTGGTGTAATAAATTTAGGACTTTCAGCAGATTGGGTGAGGCTGATTCAATTACTTTTTTTTTGATCCGCCTAATACTGTGCCTAGTCTTCTTGAGCGTTCAATGGACTCACGTTTTTCTCTACCGGCTTCTTCTTCACCACCAGCCGCTGGAGCCGCCGCGCCAAATTCGTCATCACCTTCTGCTGGTGCTTCTTCTGCGCCTGCTTCTGCGTCTACTGTAGGTTCCATTGCTGGTTCCTCTTCTGCTGGTGCTTCGTCGCCCATAGCCTCTGGAGCACCTTCGCCTGTTAAGATGGCTACGCCACCTGTTAGTGCGTCACGTGTTTGTTCTAGTGTTGTGAAAAGTGTTTCTAATGCTGGCTTAACTGTGCCAATGAAGTTTTCTGATTGTTCACTGCCCATTTCATCGCGAATCTTATCGCCAATCTCGAGCATTGATTCTGTTTGCATTTCTGCTGTGTCTTCCATCCAGCCTGTGATTCTGTCAACCATATCTTTAGCGGCCATTACAAGAGTTGCTTCTTCTTCTGCGCCTTCTGTGATTGGAGTATCTGTATCTACATCGCCTTCTACAATAGATGCTCTTTCTTCGATTGCCTGATTAATAACTTTAAGGAACATAGTTGTTTTATGGTAATCGTCGCTGTGTACAGCATCAAAAGATTCGTTAGTTTCAAAGTCCGCTACCTTAGTTCTAAGTTTGTTTCTAGCGTCCTGTAATTGTTCTGTGGAAAATGCGTCAACGTTGATTGTTTCGCCGAAACGCTTCTCTAGACTCTCGTTAAGAGCCTTTGCTGTAATAGGTTTATTAAATTGTGCAACTCTCATTGTTTGTTCCTTTGTAACTATATTTATTTATCAAATATAAATGTTTCAATCTGCTCTTTTAGACGATAACATTCGTCAAGTGCTATTTCGTATCGCATTTGAATAGCCTCATATCGATCATCGTCGTTGGTTTTTTCCATACTATGCTTATAAAACACAGCATCATTGTAGTATTTACTCAATTTGTGGTCTAAACGAGCAATATCATGAAGGTATTCTTCCTTATTATGTGCAACGCAGTGAGCCATTGCTACAGCCGTAGTTTTATGATTACTGTATCCTATGTGCCGTTTGGCTTTTAGATCAAACACATGATGCCCATATTTGTTTGAGCGTACAACAGCATTTTTTATACGGATGCTGTTCCCTTTTTTCATAGGGATAGGGTAGTCTGAAATACCAGACTCTATAATACTATTAAGATTCTGTAATATACTAGGGTTTATACGACTCATTAGGCACTACCAAAACATTTCCGCCTTTCACTATTTTACTTACTAAGGCTTTGCGTATTAAAGCCTCAATAATGAATTGTTCACGCTCAGTGAAAGCATTTATTGAAGTGACTCGGTCATCCATTTTTTCAAGCATTGCACGTTCTTCGTTGCTCATTTGGATAGTGAACTTGGTTAATAGTTCGTTTATCTTCATGCACCTGTTCCTGCTAGTTGTTGGATAATTGGATCCAAGTCTTTCTTGTTATGAATTGTTTTGATAGGCTCACCAGGTTTTGGTTTAGGATTTTTAAGTGTAATCTCTTGTCCTTGCACTGTATCAATTTCGAACTCTTGTTCTTTACCTTGTGCGTCTGGCACTGGTAACTTAGTTCCTGGTTTGAGCATTTGTTGTGCCATCTTGTCGTTGGCTTTTTGTTGAAGTTTCTGTGCGCCTTTTTGTAGCATCTGTTGGCCTGCACTCTTGGCCGCATTGGCGGCTCCTTTTGCAACTGCCTTGCCCATTTGAGCACCAACTCTTCCTGCCGCCTTGGCTCCTGCAACAGCACCTTTCGCGGCCATCTTGCCTACGGCCATTGCACCTTTCGCGGCTAACTTACCTGCACCAGCGGCAACTCTACCTGCAATGGCTCCGATTGCTGGAAGTATTTCGTCTAGTTGTTCTTCGGTAAGATGAGGATAACGCTGTCTTGCAATTTGTCTTAGTTCATCTTCGTTTAGTTGAAACTCGTTGTATCTCATTAGCGTTTCCTTGATTTCCTTCTACTTTTAGTTTTAGGTCTAATATTTCTTAGGTTACGTCTACCCGACTTGTTAATTCTAGTTAGTCGTTTAGTGAAACCACTTGCTCTCTTAGTTCTAGCAGAAGCAACCTTCATAGCACTGCCTCTTCTAGCCTTAGCCTTCTTAATGTTAATACTACTCTTAACTCTCTTAGGCTTGTTACAGGTTTCTGGTTTTGCTACAATTCTTCCTTTACGGGATCCAGAAGTACAACGATATTTACGTACTAACTTTTGTCCTCTGTGTCCAGTGATCTGGATAGCACCTTCTGTAAGTTCTTGTAGTCTCATCGTCCTGTCTTAATCTTAGTTCTTTTACCAGTTCTTACTCTACTGGATTTATTCATTTTTGCTACTCTAATACTCGCTGGATTGATACGTTTAGTACGTCTAGCCTTACGAGCCATTCTAGCACCTAGTCTAGCACGAGTCCTTTTTAGTCTAATCTTTGCTTTGACATTTGGAGCCGCAAAACATTGGCCAACTTTGGCTACAATTCTGTTTTTTCTAGGTCCAGATGTGCAACGGTACTTGCGAACAACTTTCTTTCCGCTTCGTGCCCATATTTGCTTTTCATCTAGCCGTGTGGCAATTTCTTGTACTAGCATAGTACTTGTATTTAGCGTTTAAAAGTTGATTGGAAGTTAATAAGACTACAGAGTAGTCTTCATAAGAATGACTACAATAGTTGATAGTAGTCCAGCAACAATAGTACCTGCGGCACCTATTAGTACTTTAATCATTGCTTTGTTGCCGTGTGAAATGTCTTCGTGGATTTCTTCTACTTTAGATTCAATTTTGGTAAGGCGTCCTTCTAATGCCTCATATCTTTGTTGGCATAGATCGACGTGTGCTTCTAAATTTTCTCGTTCTAAGTTAGTGGCTTTTGCCATCTTCTAATCTCCATTGCATACGTTAATGTTCGCGTTATCTCGTGCAAGGGGCCTAAAGTATTCGCCTAGATGTAAAGTTGCCTTTGTTGTTTTATAATAATATTTATACCTGATCTGGTTGATCATTATCTGGTAATATAAAAAGTATATTCTTTGCTTTAGAGTCTTTAGTTCTAAATGCATTTTTATTTATTTCAATTGTTTCTGTTAGGTCAGAAATCAAAGGTATAAGGTCAAAGTCATTAATAAGGGTTTCTTCGTTGATACCTGCAACTACTGTTTCCAAGTTAAACTCATACGTCCAAACATTATGTTTGCCTGTGTAGTCAGAGCCAAACCCTAGTCCTTTAACATCTTGTTCTTTAACAGTAGGGCCAGTATCGGAATATGGATTGAAACGCATACTGAGGCAGTTGAAGAAACTCATAAAGTTAGCCTGCTGATCAACTAGAAGCCTATCATGGCAGTTGTGCTTATGTTTTTTGGTTTCTGTAATGTCCAGTAGTGTCTTGACTATAATCTTCATAGTGTATTATTTACCGGTCATAAAAAAAGGGCGCCAACAAAGTGACGCCCTTTCATCGTTTAATTACTTAAACTTACGCTGGGTTTTGGTCGAAAGTTACAACCAAAGTTGCGTTTGTGATTGAAGGTGTACCAGTACCTTGGATAGCAAAGTGGTCGCCGTTTGCTGTACCTTCTACTGCTACTACTGTGAAGCCTTCAACTTGTGCTTCGTCTAAACAACCTTTCATGTTTGAACCTGTAGCAACTGAAAGGATGTGAGTTTTACCGCCTAAGCCGTTACCAGCCTTAGCAACACTGTTTGTTAATGTAATACCTGCCATTTTATATCTCCTTAATTTAATGACTCTGAGATTAATTCTCTCTAATGGCAACAAAGCGTTACTCTACGCTCTATTGTTATAATTATTTAGTCGTTTTTGGAAATATTACTTCTTATGCTGTGTTTTTGCACGTTTTTCGAGTGCTCTAAGCATAGAAATAAAGGCAGGACCGCCTTTTACTATATTATCTAGCATTTCAATGGCTGGCATATATCCTTGTATAATGTTCTTAGGAATACTTTGGCCTGACTTGGCCATTTCAATAAACTTCTTAGCAAGTATTAAATTTTTAGTACCTACAAGATATCTATACAGTGCTAGGTCCCTTCCTTGCACAATAACGTCAGGAGTACTAATAGTTGGTTCTGGATCAGAAACTTTAGCAGTTTCTAAATCTCTAATTGCTAATAGTTTTTCTACGTATTCAATAATATCACTTGAACGTAGTTTAGCACGAACAGCAAATGCTAGACGTGTAGCAACTTTCTTTTTGTCAAATGTTGCTAGTCTATTAAAGTTGAAAATGTTTCTACGGATGTCTTTGTAGTCAGTGTTAACAATGTGTAATGCTGACTCAATACGCATCAGTGTTTCTTGGTCATTCATTGATGAAGCACGACCTGATGCTAGATTGATCAAGTATCTGTTAAAGGCCATAATAGGCAGTGTTGTACGTTGACGCACTGCCCAAGCACCTTGAGGGTCTTTTAACTTTTGCATAGTTTCTTCGTCACCTGTAACAAAGTGTGCGAAGTTATAAAGATCAGTTGCATACATTCTAAAGTGTTTGTAACTATCTCTATCTGTTGTTTTCTTAGCATAACCGTGAGCAAATGGAGCAAACTGTGGGAACCTTCTCAATAGTTCTAAACTTAATATTGAAAGGTAAAGGCGCTCACAACAATCATTATAGGTAAGAACCTTTTGATTGTTACTGTCGCGAGTCATTCTCGCTTCATGTAGTTCTGCTAGAAATTCCATTATGCGTAGTTGCTCTTCTCTGGTCTCTCTGGGTTATACTTGGTTAAGAACGCTTGAATCATTTGTTCTTTGCCACCCGCTTTTAACATCATACCTAGTGTTTCTGAGTTTTGTACATCTTTAGTAAATTGACGTTTAACATCAGGTTTAACTCTATCTGTTGTTAACAACATTTTAAGTACAGCCGCTTGTTCGTAACTTACCTTGTGTTTTTTACCGTCGTCTGTAGTTAATGTATCTACAGGGTTAGGATTGCCACGTGAGTCCATTACTTTGCCCACTTGTACAATCATTGGTGTTTGTTTAAAATCTGGATCAAGACCAGCATTGTCATCGTCTGCTGAGTCAGGACCGTCGATGCCTAGGTCACGAAAGTCATCTTCAACTTCGTGCATCTTAACATCATCTAACATTTCTTTTAGTTTCATAGTTTGCTCCTATCGTTTAACTGCTCTGTTGGCCGCACTAAATCCTCTACGGTCAACAAATTTAATATCGCCCTTTGGATCTGCTAGAACATAGCCCTCACCTCCAGGTTGTCCACCAATTGATGCAACTACATCACTATCTTGCGATTCTAATTGCCCAATGATGTTATTCTTAACTTTCATAATACCATTTACTACATCCCATATAGCACTAAAAGTATTAATGTTTTCTTTTACGTATTGTATGATCTTTTCTTGTTTGTTTCTACTTACTTTTGAAGTACTTAGCCACTTAAGAAAATCACGTCCTAGATTATCTAATCCTGTGTCTACTTTAGAATTAACATAAGCATAAAGGATCTTTGGGAAGTCGCTCACTTTCATTTCTCGAAGTTTATTTTGATCAAGGAAACTGTCAATCGAACTTGCGTTTTTATTGATAAGTGAAGACAACTTCGCCAAAGAATTTTCATCTACCTCTGGGGCTTCTGAAACTGTTACAGGGGGAATAACAAACAATGTTTTACCTTGGAACATACCAAAGTCTTTTAATGGATGTTCATTTCCTTCTTCGTCTACTTCCCTGTGAATAACTACACCAACTTGGCTTGCGGCGATCTTCTTGCCTATGTCACTGTTAACCTTAACTGTGTACTGTACAATATTAGGTTTAAAAGTAAACACATCGCCACTTTTTTGTGGTTGGTTAAAGTAGAGCATATCTCCTTTGAAATATCCTCTGTAATCCTGTGGAATTGCTTTATCGAAAATAGTATAAGCGTTCTTCATAGCCGCCGCTAGTTTTTTAAATCCTTCTGCTCTAGCAGGATCTTTAGCACCCGGTCTTGCAAGAAACATTTTTTCTACTGCTTCAGGACTTTTATTTTTACCATCATATCCTTTTGCGCCAAAGCCACTTTTGTCTGTAAGCAATAACTTGCCGTCAGCATCACGACCAAAAATAATTGCAGGGGAGCCGTCCCATTTAATTGTAACATCTTTGTGTCCGCCTTTGGCTAATCTTTGTAGTTGTGCTACTGCACGTTTAGCGCCAACACTGCCTTGTAGGAACACTAAATCTTCCATATGGTCAATTCGTGCTTCTGCTTCTTTTAATTGTTTTGATTCTACGTATTGACGTTTGTCTGATGGAGCAGTATTAAATGCTTTAATACCTGTTTTTGCATCTAACGGCTTAGCATCTGGATTCGCCTTTTGATAAGAGGGTGCAACTTGCCATAGTCCAACTGCGTTATCCCAAATATATCCTATTTCTTTGCCGCCAAATTTTTTCATTGTAAAAGACGCACCCTGTGGAATACGTCCTACAGGATTAAGTGGACCATTGTTTACTTTAGGTCCTGTTCCAGTGATTGGTTTATCTGCTTTAGGTTCTGCTTTAGGTTTTTCTTTCGGATCACCTTTAACAAGATCTTTAATTTCTCCTGCGGTACCTGCAATGGCTTTGCCTAGTCCTGCTAGTGTACCGTCCGGCTTATTCCCTGCACCAGTCTTAGCAATCTTCTTGCCACGTTCCCATGACTTCTTTAGTTTGGACATAATGCCAGGCTTCTTCGTAGGATTATCTAACTCCTGCGAAAATGTTTTATCTTCTGGCTCTGCTTCTTTAAAGTCTTTAAATCTCATTTAACTTATCCAATGTATGTCTAAACCAATCTCTACCTTCGTACTGTATTGACTCAGGCATTTTTAATCCGTCCTTCTCAAACCATTCAACTGCATCTGCTATCATAGCATCATAGTTAGGATCGCCTTTAATCTTAGCAACAATAGTTTCAACGCTGTCTAGATCTCCACCTTTAGCATTGTCGCCTAATAGATACTGTGCAATCTCGTCTGGGTTTTTTGAAACTGTTTTATTTGTAATTCTGTCTACAAGTCCCGTTTGACTATTAAATTTATATCCGTGAAACTTTGCAATACTAGAAATAAGAATCGCCCTATGCTTACCTTTATACGGTGTGTCATCTCCTGATCCTTTCATAGCAAACTTCATAAACTCAGGCTCACCAAACATTAAATCCAATTGTACGAATCCATTTTTAGGATCACCCTTGATAGGAGTTTTAAAATGTACGTTGATGCCCGACTTAGCAAACCATTCTCTGTCACTATCGTTGGGAGCGTTTTTATCTTTCCATGCTTTGAGTTTAGCAATAAGTTGGTCTTTGTTTACTTTGTCTTTGTCAACAGCAATGTCCATGTCACCACTGTCACTGCGAATTCCTGTGGAACCAAGTTTATGATTAACAAGATCTAATCCTACAATCTTTTCTGCCCATTGCAGTGTGGGATCTACATCTGCTTGGTTAATACGTTGTGTTACTGGAGTTCCGTCGTCGTTTTTAAAAACATTACCACCTTCTTTTAGTAACATTAGTTTCCTCGCTTACTTTCTTGTACTTTTTGGATACCACGTCTAAACTTTTTAGTATCGCCGGTTCTAATACTGTTAAGGAACCTACGTTCAATATCCTGTGCTTCTTCTGGACTATAAGTTTCGTTTATACGCTGAAGAAGATTTACAGCACTTTCAATAATATTAGTGCCTGTAGTAGCGATAAAGGAATCGTTATCCCTATCACGATGAAGGTTGTTTAATTCTTCAAGAATAGATCTTGTTCGTTTTTTCATAATACAGTTTCCTTAATACTATTTATGCATGACTTGCGGTAAATATACATATTAAGAAGGAGGGCAACAATGGGTACATTTAATAATAAAATTATGGCTGAGTTCAATCCGCCTAGAAAATGGGTATTAGGGCGTGAATTGTCATATGACTGTCCTGAGTTATCTGATGCTGAAGTTAAAGCATTAACAGATATTGGAGTTAAGATAAAAGGTACTAAAATTACTGTACCGGTAGGGTTTGTAACTGATTTGGCTTCTGTGCCAAGAGCATTATGGGCATTTATAGCACCATTTGATGTTGCAAGAGCGGCAATCATTCACGACTTACTTTATAAGACTATCAGACAATATCGTTGGAATAAAAAAGATAAACAAGATAGCGAACTAGTAAAAGCGGCTAAGAAAGCATCTGACATGGTATTTTATCATGGAATGAATGATGCTGAACCAGCAATTCCTAAATGGAAGAAATACTCTGCTTGGAAGGCTGTTGATTTGTTTGGTAACAGTTCTATAGTTCCAAACGAAGATAACATTTAATTGTTACGAATACGTTTATTGTAACTAACAATTTCTTTTAGTATAGACAGGTCAACGTTATCGCGTTGGCCTGTTCTTATGAGTGCATCTACATCTTTAGGAAAACAATGTCCGCCGTATCCTCTTTCTTCAGTAACACCTGTGTGGCTAGTTCCAATTCGAGAATCCATTCCTGTATAACGAGCAACTGCTTCGTATTCAATGCCTAGTTCTTTGCATAGGTCATACAACTGATTAAAGTAACTAACTTTTAATGCTAGGAAACTATTACGAGCATACTTGGCAAGAATAAGTTCTTTAGGATCAGCAACTTCGGTATCTATTTTAAAAACGTTTGCCCAAAAGTTACAACTAGATCCACCGATTAATAATCTATCCATAGACTTAATATCTTCAAGGTATGTTGCTTGTCTTAGAAACTCTGGACTAAAGTTCAGCATTTTATTTGGAAATGTATCTACTAGCATATCCCAACCTTCAACACTAATAGTTGATTTAATTAGGATAGGTACATCAGGTGATTGATCAATTACATCAAATACATTTGACATATCACAACTGCCGTCTTTGTAAGGCGGAGTACTAACACAACAAATTACTCCTTCCGGTTTGCCAAAGTCCTTGTAACCTAGTTCCGGATCATATATTGTAATGTTATGGTTTTCTTTTAGTAGTTCGTGATGTGCTTTGCCAACAAAGCCGTAGCCAGCGATTGTAATGTTCATAAAAATATTTATACTGTAAAACTTTCACCACAGCCACACTCGGCTTTGACATTAGGATTGTTAAACTTGAATCCTTCGTTAAGACCTTCTTTGACCCAATCTACCTCCATACCGTTGAGATACACTTCATCCTTTCGATTTACAAATAGTTTAACTCCTCGTAGTTCATACATTATATCATCGTTTGGATATACATCAACAAACTCCATAACATAAGCGTAGCCTGAACAGCCAGATGTTTTTACGCCAATGCGGATGCCTAGTCCTTTGCCTCTTGACTCAAGACTAGACTTCATCCTTTCAGCGGCTTTAGATGTTAGCGTTATCATTCTTGCTTTGTAGATCCTGTATTGCGGCTTTTATGGCATCCTCTGCTAATACTGAACAGTGAATCTTTACGGGAGGTAGAGCCAGTTCTTCGGCAATGTCGCTGTTTTTTATTTCTTGTGCTTCATCTAGTGTTCGTCCTTTTAACCATTCAGTTACAAGCGAACTTGAAGCAATAGCACTTCCACAGCCGTATGTTTTAAATTTAGCATCTGTAATAACGCCATCTTCTGCTTTGATTTGTAACTTCATTACATCCCACACGCA